GATTGCTCATAAACTTTTAGGTCGTATTCACCTGGTATAAGATGTACATTTGTTTCACCACAATAAGTGGCACCAGTTAATACTTCAGGTATTGTGTTATCTATGTTGATACAAAATACATCATAAGGTACTGATGAAGGTGGATTATTTCCAAGTGTAGGTGGTAGAATAAAAGGAATAAATCTAAATTTATCCTGAGATAATTTATGCCGAAGACTCCACAAATAAACTACATTACCAGTAAGCCATTTGTTTCTACTACAAACAGCCGCCGCTAAATTATTTTCACCTTGATTTAAGTATATCATATATGCTCGTATTCAATTAAGTCACCGTTCTCTGCTTCCATTACATCACCTGTTTCATAAAGAATAAAGAAATTTGCAGGTGTTGGAGTTGGAGTAGGAGTTTTAGTTGGAGTCAGTGTTGGTGTTTGTGATGGTGTTTGAGTTGGTGTTGGACTAAACGGAGGAACAGGTTGGCACTCATCCCAATCATTTGCATTGGATGTCCATACTTCAGTTATAGCACTCCAAGCACAATTAAAAGGTATAGGTGATGTTGTCGGTGTTGGAGTAAGAGTTGGACTCACAGATACCGAAGGTGTTATACTTGGGGTATTTGTAGGACTGATACTTGGGGTATTAGTCGGAGTGATACTCGGTGTGTTGGTAGGACTGATACTTGGAGTATTTGTTGGACTGATACTCGGTGTATTTGTAGGACTGATACTTGGGGTATTTGTTGGGGTTATACTTGGAGTATTTGTTGGACTGATACTTGGTGTGTTGGTAGGGGTAATAGTTGGAGTTAAACTAACAGATACCGAAGGAGTATTAGTCGGAGTAATACTTGGGGTATTTGTTGGACTTATACTTGGAGTATTCGTTGGTGTGATACTCGGTGTATTTGTAGGACTGATACTTGGGGTATTAGTCGGAGTAAGAGTTGGTGTAATACTTGGAGTATTTGTTGGTGTGATACTCGGAGTAATCGCAGGGGTTCCTGTGATTGTAGGGGTTATACTCGGTGTAGGTGTTGGTGACGGAGTCACACTCGGTGATGGTGATGGTGTAGGGTCAGGAACGAACCTAACTATAATATCCAACAACGCTCGGTTCTCACCGAGATAATCACTAAACTTTTTATTGAGGAATACCCTACCCATAACAAATCTTTTTTTTATTTATTATGTGGATTTTTAGGTTGTATAGTTTGGGTGTTGTGTAATAAAAATATCAGTAGCAAATACATCCAAATACCACAAGTCATCACTATTGTGAGTAAGTGCGTCTCTACCACCACCGTTATATTTTATTGTATAACCTGATGCTGTCACGGATGATAAATTAAATGTTCCATTATTCTCAAATAATATTCTATATCTACCACCATCACGAATATTAGTTAAAGTTAAAGTTGCGTTTTGGTCTAATACTATTTTTTGTGAAGATGATACATCAAAATTCACGGTAAATCCTGAACCACCATTTTGTGTATTAGTAGCATCTGTTGTATTACCTTGAGTTTGTATTGACTTACAGAATACGGTGTCTGTAAATCCTGATGGGTTTGAGTTTAGTCCTTGAAATACAACACAACCTACACTATCCGCAACTGAACCATCACCTATCGCAACTGAAGCATCCGCTGATGCTATTGTATTTCTACCTATTGCAATACCTTCTGTTGCAGGTGCGGTGACTGATGCGTCAGTTCCAATCGCAATACCTCTATCACCTACAGCAATAGCACCGTGTCCCAATGCTATAGCACTTGTTCCCTGACTATTACTATTTTTACCCAGTGCTAATCCTGAGTTTCCGTATGTCTGTGCGTTTTCACCTACAGATAATGTAGATGCTCCGAGTGCTTTAGCACCTGTTCCTAAAGCGAATGACTCTTGAACCGCTCTTGAGTCCGTTCCAATACAGATGTAGTTATTTCTTGTTCCATCTCTGTTATCATTTCTGGCTCTATATCCTATAGCAATTGAGTAAGGTGAGGTCGCTTCAGCACCATTACCAATAGCGATTGCACTCTCTGTGGTTCCAGTTGTTCCTAAAACAGTTAAATATTTTGATGATTGGATAGTGTTGTTTCCATTTATAGAAGTCATACCCATCGCATATTTCAGTTGGACTTTTGATGTGGTAGTTTCACCACTATCATTTTTTACCAACCAGTCATTATTTGTTGAACCTGTTGTAGTTGGTAATGCGGATATTTTTAAGTTAGCCATATTGTATATTTTTATCTAATTGTGTGTAATAGAACTCCAGGGTAAAAAATTGAAGCACTTGATGATGTTAGTAATGCTGATTGTGTTGAAGTCCAAGTGGTTGGAAAAGTTCCTGTGTTATAAACAAATGATGATGCGTTTGTTGTTCCAATATATTGTGTTGGTTCAAATGCTGCTGTTCCTGCGGTATTAAATATAAATCCTGTTTGATTTATCGCAAATGCTCTCCAAGTACCAGGAGTATAAACAGATGCTGCTAATCTGATAGTTGGTGCTCCACCTGAAATATATTTTGATACTTGAAAAACCAATCCTGGACCTTGACCTGAAAAAGTTAATGGACTCGCAAGAACCATAGTTTTTAATCCTGTGGTTGTTGTTCCTGTAATTGTTAGTTGTGCTAACTTATTATAAGGTTGTAATCCGTATCCTTCTATGTATTGTGAATCATAAAATGCAACCTCACAAGTATCCGTTGCGTGTAGTGTTGTGCAGTTTACCGTGACGGCTGAATAAGAACTAACACCATTATCATAAAAATAACCAGCGATAAGTAGGTTTTGGTTAGTACTAGGGTTTGCTGCGGTGGTACCAAAACCACTTCCATAGTATTTACCAACACCTGCTTTATACCAAGGCATCGTATTACCACCTTGTAATCTATTTGTTCCAATTTTAAGTCCCGTGTCATTACCCAATCCATCTTGAATTGATTGAACGGTCTGTGTAATACCTGTTGTTGAATCAGCAAGTTTTAATAAACCCTGATAGGATAAGTTAATTTGTAGTGGGGATAATGCACTCATACGGTTTTTCTTATAAATATTTTAGTTTGTATTACCCGAAAAGAACTGTGTAAAGTAATTTGGGGTATCTCCTGTTAGTGGTTGATATGGACCTAACCAGTCCACAAGTGGTAATGTTTTAACCCAATCCAATTCAGGAAACTCTGATGCTTCCATCTCTTGAGTTGATATGACCCATTCTCCATCTGTCATTTGGATAGGGTAGAAATACCAATCAGGAGCAACCATTTCTCCTATAAGGGTATCTTTTTGTATAATTGTTAATAATCCTACTTTCATAATTAAACTTGTCTTCCTAATGTTGTTTGGAAGTTCTGAATCGTTGTGTATAGATTTGATACTTCACTATCTGTTAATGTTGTTCCAATCGTCACAAACGCATATTGTCTTGTTGTTGGTGATTCAACCAATCCTCCACCATTAATCCAATTTCTTGCTGCTAAGAATAAATCACCATTTGGTCTTGCTGTTGATGTTGTTGCAGAATTACCAAGTGATGTTGAATTTCTATAAAATTCAGTATCAGTTGATGACCTCCTTGTAATGGTAAATAATCCTTGAGAATTACTATTTGAGAATGTTCCTTGAGTAATAGCATTTACAACACCTCTTGTATCATCCAATGTTGACCTTGAGTTTAATTGAGTTCTTTCATTTGGGTTAGAGTATGCACCCATATCAAATTGTGCTGTAGATACTTGAATGTTAGTCCTTGAATAGAACGACATATGAAAATCATCCAATGTTCCAATACTATTTGGGTTTGAGTTCAAGTCTCCATAACCTGTTGAACCATTTGAAACAACACCATTGGTAGAGAATGTTAAACCACCATTCCAAGTGATATTTCTAGTACCAGGGGTCTTTCCATTGACCGCTTGACCTCCACTACTATTTCCACCTAAAAGTGGGTAGAATGAGTATAATTTAGTCCATAGACCATAATTGAATAGGTCATAGAATAATTGGTATGTTGCTCCTGATGAGGTTGAATCTAAAGTTCCTCCACCTGCAATTACCGCAGACATATAGGTCTGTGCTTCACTAACTCCTTGAGGAGTAGGAGTAGGAGTTGGAGTTGATGTGGCGGTTATTGAAGGAGTCGGTGGTAATGGTGATGATGTAGGAGTTATAGTTGGAGTCAGTGATGCTGTTATACTTGGAGTAATACTCGGAGTTAGACTTGGACTAACAGATACAGATACTGACGGAGTATTAGTTGGGGTTGTTGTTGGAGTGGATGATGGACTCGCACCTGGTGTTTGTGTAGGTGTTGGAGTAATACTTGGTGTTGGGGTAGGTGATGATGTTGGTACAGGTGATGCTGGAACTTCATTATTAACACTAACAACAGAACTCCATACAGGCAATTCTTTTTCACCTAAAGGTTTTAACGCCTCTTGAAAATCAAAAGGTTTTTTGTTTGTAATAAATTGTGCACCTGCGGGTCTATAACTTCTTCCGTTCCACTTCATATTTTATAATTGGCTTTAATAAAAGGGGGAGGATAACCTCCCCCCTTGATTAGTGTTTAAAGATATTACGATTGAACCGTAATACCTGTGAATACAGCACCAAGAGTAGATGTTACTAAAATCTCTTGTGTTGCGTTTGGTTCTCCACCAGTTATGGTAAGTGCCGACATCCCGTTTAGGTCGGTATAAGCCAAACCTGAAGCCAGGGACCCCGCAGTCACGAGGGCACCGTTTTTCCAAGCACCAGTCCAATAACGCCCGTTGTTGTCTTCCACCATAAAATAAATATTATTTTGGGATACTAGATTTTGAAAAACATTACGTAAATCTTTGTCTAGTCTCGGTAAATTCATTACCAGTGTTGGTAAAAATACTACTGATTGTGCAGTGGTATTTACCCCAATCTCTTCTGTTAGAGAAGAGCCTTGTTTAGTCAGCTCGAACTTATAAAATGTACCTGAACCAGATGCAGATAGTACTTGACTCTCTGCGTTCTCTGTCCAACCAGTAATTTCATTGCCTGCGTCTCCTAATATCCAAACAGTCCTAAGACCGCCGGTTGATGCGTTTCTACAATCTAACGTAAACCCACTTGAAATATAACAGCTCATAATTTTTGTTTTTTTTAATTAAGGTTTATTAGTTTGCAACTACGAATGAATCAACTGAGAATACACCAACTCCGTATGTTGCGTGAAGATTAAGCTTCACGATATCCTCAAACGGGTCGTAGAGAGCCTTTTGGGTCATCATCTCGGCATTCATTCCGACCATGATATACGATGCAGGACCTGCATATACTTTTCCTTGACCTGTTAAACCCTGTGTCGGGATTACACGACAATTACTTGCTGGTAATACAACACCCCAATCTGAACCTTCTGTAGCTACCCCTGTTGGGTCAGTGAACAAATTGATAAACGAATTATTTCTCATCGACGCAACGAGTGCACGGTAGTCAGAATAACCGCAATAGATAACGAGGTCATCTCGGTGCAATACATTCTCAGGAATTGCTCTGTAATATGAAGAGAACACGTCTAATCCGTTTGTAGCTGTAGCACCAGTATAAGCGATTCTTGTAGCTCCGTTTCCGGATGTAATCAAACTAGTCACACCGTTGAAACATTGGTTGTTATAGATTGTTCCACCTGATGCAGTTGTATTTCTCCAAAGTTGAAGTTCAATTTGGTTAGCAGTTCGGTTAGCGATATCAGTTAAAATAACCTCCTCGAATGGAACACTTTCGTGGAAATTTGCATCAGATAAGTACTGACTCAAATACGTGTCATACAAATCGTAAGGACAAAGTTGTTGATTAACCTTTTTGTTACAAAGGTCTATAGTCACCAAATTTTGGGTGGTGTTCCCTGTTGGGTCAAATCCACAAGACAAATCCTGTAGAATTACATCGTTGGTTACAAAACCGACTTTTTCGGTTGTACCTTTCAAGTTAGGTCTAACAGAAGAATATTTTGGTAAAGTCAATCCCAAGAATGCTTTAATCAACATATCATCTCCGTAAGAGTTGTAAGTTGGAAGGTTTGCCAAATCATAGTTAAAAGAGAAGTTTTTTGCTTCACCTTTTTTATAATGTTTCTTTTCCATTTTTAATTTTATTGTTTTTTATGTTTTATTTTTTTAATGCGTTTCTTAAGAATGCCACTTTTGCATCTGCAATGTTTTCTGAACCAAAAGATTTTCTTACAATTGGTTTATCAAAAACAGGTGAATTCTTAAAATCTTCATAATCTGTTTTATAGGATTCTAAATCCTTGTTGAAGTTTTGCATCATAGACATCATTTGTCCCATTGCTTCCTTCATTTTTTTCATTTCGTTTTTGTAATCTTCAAGTGAGCCTTCACCTTTTTCATCAGGGTATTTTACACCAGTAATAAATCCTTCACCATCTACAGTCAAAACCACACCTGATTTTGTTGTGTGTTCTCCTGTCGGTGCTTGAACTTTATCGCCTTCCTCTGTAATTACAAATAATTTTTCTCCAACTTTAAAATCACCATCTTCATTAGTTTCAATTTTAGTGCCATCAGTTAATTCAGCTTTGGTCATAGATTCAGTATTTACCTCAATCTCAACACTAGCCTCATCAACTGGAGATTCTACTTCAACCTTTGGTTCATCTTCAATTTTCATAATAATTGAATCTTCACCTAAAGTTAAAATCAAACCTTCTCTTGTTTTATGAATACCAGCGGGTGCTGGCTTAAGGATAGAGTCTTCACCAACAATAAATAAACCATCACCTATTGTGAATGGTCCATCACTGTTGTTGGTTACTGTTACATCACCATCCATTAATTTTGTTTTCATAAAACTTTCAGACTTAAATTTTAATCCTAACAACTCTGCGATTTTGTTGATTGCTTCATTTGCGTTCATTTAATCTGTTATTTGTTTTAATATGTTTATAACTTGTTCTAATAAATATTCATCACCTTTGATGTGTGAAAAATTGAGTATAAAGTTTCCTTCAACACTCGCACCTTTCACCTTACCAGGTTTAATATATTTATCCCAAACAAAATTTCCTTCTGGCGTATCTAATACTTTATACGCCCCCATCCATGTTCCAAATGGTATTTGTTCTTTAGTAAATCCAAGTTCATAGGCTTTATCTTTATCACCTTGAACTATCCAAGTCTCAACCATTACAATATCCTCAAACTTTTTGTCTGTATGTTCATAGTTGGTTTTTCTATTTCTAAGTTCACCCATGAACTTGTCTCTGATATTTTTGATAACATCAGGCTTAAACTTAACATAATATTTTTCATTTGTAACCTCATCCATTCTTGGTATTAGAATATCAGGAATCATAAGGGGGGTATAAATCATACGCTCCTCATCTTTAGCCGCAAATGTAATGTCTTGTGTTTTATCAAACTTTGGTTTACAAACATCACCAAAGACACACTCAATATTCTCCATATAAGATATGTTTTGTTTTGATAGGTTTGCTTCATATCTTGCAGTACCAGGATAATAACCAGCACCTGGCATAGCCTGTGGGGCAATACCTGGAGTACCTGCAACCATACCTAAATCTCTAAGTTGTGCCTCCCTGTTTCTTTCTACAGGAGTATAAATAAATCTTCTCCATGCGTGAACACATTGAGGACCTCCCTTATATTCCCATTTACTATATCCTTGTCCATTATGTCCAAACTCCTTGTTTGTATCCTCCAATAAATCTATCTCAAATCTACGGAAATATCTATCCTCTATAGACATACAGAAATCTCTATCAGGGAATCCACTCATAACCCTATCATACTTGAAATAGAATACAGGTTTATCATGCTTCCTTTGCATTACCTCTGATTCTGTTGCCCCTCTTAAAGAACCCATAACTGATTCAAACTTTTGGTAATCAGTTTCAGCAAGGAACTTTAATAATTCTAAACTCTTAAATTCCTCTTTTGTATAATCATCACTAAGATATGAACTGATTTTTGCAATATGATTATCCATATAAGATACATCATGCTCCATACCAAGTTCTTTATCTATCTCTTCCATTAAGTCCTTAAAATCATCTACCAATAGTTGTGCCTCCATTAATTGCTCCACACTAGCACTCTCACTATCAATTACATCCATCTCAATTTTAAAAACATTATCTGCGATTTGTGCAGCACTTCTAATCATACCCGCAGTTTCCTCATCAGGTTGCATCTCCATCAGATGTTCAAAGGTTGAAATTGCTCCAGGACACATATGGAAATTCTTTGTTTTATAACCTAAAACATTAATCTCATTAATCTCCATTTCATTCATATCACCACAACCACAACTAAATAATACAGGTGGTAATACAGCTTCAGTCAACATATTCTCAGTATCACCTGTACCTCCATAATCTACATAATCAGGTAGACCTGCAACATCATAATCAAAATCAATTCCAACACCCCCCAAATCATTTATTACATTAGGGTTATTATCATAGTGTCTTGTAATACCAAGTTCTTTAATCTTTTTAATCTTGGATTGGTTAGAACCTGTGGTGTAAATATTGGTTGCTGGAAATGTATATTCATTTGCCAAGTCAATCATCTCATCAGTAATGTTAGAACGCGCTGAAATGATATAGATAATTGAACCTCTTGATAATTCATTTTCCAATAATTTCTTACCCCTACCAGTACTTAAAGTTCCATCCCAATCAAATGATACTTTTGTTGGTGCAAACTCTTTGTTCTCCCACATACCATAACACTGACCTGCAGCTTGTTCAGGGGTTTTTCCTTCTTTAATTACATAAGGAATACATCTTGAAATAAACTCATCTTTTGTTTCTGACTCTGATGGATAAACAAAATCTTGAACAGCCATCTTTTTCTTCTTTGGATGTTCACTTGGTAGTAAATCATAGTCAGTAGTATATTTTGGATTTTCAGGTCTACCATTTTTCACCAAATACAAAAACGCATTAACCCTTGCTAATGCCCATTGTTCTGCAGATTTTACCGCTGGTGAGTGTGATGTATTGAATGCTCCAACCCCTCTTTGATAAACAGATTTTAACATTCCTTTATTTATACCATATCCAAGTTTGTCTTTGTATTTTTCATTAAACTCATCACTCTTGTTTTGTAGTATCTCCTCTACTCTGGCACTAACCTCAGCACCTTTAGATGTTGAGGCATCACCTTTGGCTGTACCTTCACCTTTTGGATTTTTGTTTGGTGTATCTGACTTGGGGGCTTTCTTACTTTCTTTGATACCACCACGCTCACCAACTTCAGCAAAATCTTCTTCAGATTTTAATATTCTATTAACCCACTCTAAACTTGGTTTACCACCCCATAGGTCATAGGCAATTGTTCCATTATCATCATAGTCTCCTGTGTAGTAGGTTGCAGCTCTTTCAAGATATGACTTCATTCTTTTAATTGTCTCTAAAGATATTTCATCTTTATTACACAATTGCTGACCCCTAACTTTCCCCACCTGTGTGGCTGCAGGATTACCTCTTTTTTCATTTTCTTTAATTGCTCTACAAGCCTTACTTGATACATCATCAGGGGCTCTATAAAACTTTTGTTCATTGAAGTATATTAGTTCCTGTTCTATTGCAGGATATTCAACCCAAGCAACTTCAAAGACACCTGTATCTCCAGACATATCAGGGTTTATTTCTAATTCAATAACTTTGTACATATCTTATAAGTATTTTTATATTTGACTCAATTTTTCAAGTCTTCTTGCAACTTGTTGTTTAGCTGTAATATCACTCTCTACAACATAAGCCCTGATGGGGGTATTTCTTTGTTTAGCAATTGCTTCAATAAGTCTTGAGTCATCATAACCAGGACCAATAGGTTTTCCCCCACCCGATTGATTTATCTGACTTAATAATCCCATATAATTTATCGTAGAATTCCGATTTATAACGGCTTCGTTTCCTTCTAATTCAATACCACCTTGAGCAAATTTAATACCGCCATATTCGTGAGATGGACCTTGTGCAAGTCCGCCACCAGCCATACTTTTTCTTTTAAGTATACCACCTTGTTTATATGAATCAATTGTTGCAAGTTGGTTTGCAATGATACCAACCTGTGCTAAGTTAAATGCCACAACAGCACCACCAGCGATAAGTGCACCAACCCCACCTGTAATAGCGGATAATTTAGTAACAGCTTCTGCGGTGTTTGCAATAGCCTGTGCTAATGAAATTCTTAATGCTGTTTTAGCGGCTTGT